CTCCCATAGATTTGCAATTTGCCCTAAAGTATAGGGGCGATATATGGAGACAAAAGGCAGAGACTAATTCTAAGCATGAAGCCCCTTTCAGTGAACAATTAACAAATACTGTTCTAACTTTCTACTCTAATATGGGAGATACCGTATTAGACCCCTTCTTCGGCTCCGGCACTACCTCTTATTGCGCCAAGAAACTAAATCGCAAATGTATAGGAATAGAAATAGAGGAACGCTACTGTGAAATCGCAGCTAAAAGGTGTTCCCAGTCTGTTATGAAGTTAGAGTTATGATTACTCCCTATCAGAAATTACTTTACAGGATATTTGATGTCCCTATCTGCCGTAAGTGTGGGGTAAAACTAGACGCTGGTTACAAAAAACGCCATCAGGGATTGCTTTGCTGGGATTGTTTTTCTAGGCGTGGTGTTAAAAGTCAAGTAAAAAGTGTGCTATAATTAAAGTAGGGGGAAGTGTAAACTATTGTTTAATCCCTAATGCTTCGGCTGTTTCCGCTTACAGGGAACGCTAAACGCCGAGCAGACTTTATGCCTTCGGGCTTTTATATATTGTCAACTCAGCGTCAATCTTTTCGACACAACAATCAGGCGATATATTGTGTAAGTCCCCTGTTTGAATATCTAAACAACATCCACACTCCTTATTTACCTCGCCAATCTTAATACAAATCTTATCATCATTTTTGCACTCTGTTAATGGTAACAAAAACACATCACCTTTTTTAAGTTCGCCAAATGTATGTGTTCGTGTCCTTTTCGTAGTAACCTTCATAATCTCACCTCCACTTTTATTTGTTAGGAGATAAGGACTTGCACCTTATATGCCTTGTATTTGGCGATAGTGAACTAGAGACTTATTAGCTAGTATGCTAGGCTCTGTCGCTCTATTGCGTATCCTATTTCGCCACTCCTAACATTTTCAGTATAGCATAATGGAGACTTGATGTCAATAGCCTCTAGAATTAAATCCCTCATAAAACAGCCTAGATTTGATTATAGTGTAAATCGTTATTTGGGTGCGGGCGGTAACATACCTCCAGACCGTAACCCTGAAGGATTCCTTCGGGCTTACGAACAAGTGGGGTGGCTCCACGCCGTCGTCTTCCGTATAGCTCTAGGTTGTAGTGAAGTCCAGTGGACATTACACGATGTTTCTAACCGAGATAAACCCAAACAGATATTTGACCATCCTATCTTGAAACTCCTCCACCTGGTCAATCCTTTCCAGACCTCTAACGAGTTTATTGCGTTAGATACGATTTACCAAGAGCTTGTAGGGGAGTCATTCTGGGTATTAAACTATAATGCGCTAGGCGAGCCTGCCGAAATCTGGATACCCTATCCGCACCTAATGTCGGTAGTGCCTGATAAGACTAAGTTTATTAAGGGCTATGTTTATGGTTCTGGTGCTAACGCAGTTCCGTTTGATGTAAACGAAGTCATACATTTCAAGTATCCCTCTCCGTTAAATCAATATCGAGGACTCGGCCCTGCGCAGTCTATCGGGGTAGACCTAGACGCCGAGATGTATTCGGGCTTATGGAATAGGCAATTCTTTTATAACTCAGCCCGTCCCGATGGCGTAATTCAGTTTGACTACAATCTCTCCGATGAGCAATTCGACAAGCTGAAGAAACAATGGTCAGAGAAATATAAGGGTGTTTCCAAGGCTCACCAGGTAGCGTTACTTGAGGGTGGCGGGAAGTATTTACAGATTCAAAATACAGTCAAGGATATGGACTTCTCTAATCTGAAATTAAGAAATAGAGATGTTATTCTTGGTGTATTTGGTATGCCACAATCTGTAATGGGCATATCAGAGAATGTCAACAAAGCCAATGCCGAAGCAGGAGATTACACCTTTGCTCGATGGCTGGTTAAACCTAGATTAGACTGGAAGGCGGCTAAACTCCAGGAGCAACTGGTTCCGCTATTCCGTAACTCCAAGAACCTCAAACTATGCTTTGAAGAAGTAGTCAAGGAAACAGTTGAGCAAAAGGTAACTTCCGCCGAATCAGGAATGAGGGCGGGTTATTTAACAATAAACGAAGCCCGCAGTATGCAGGGATATGACCCCTTACCAAACGGCGATGTTCTGTTAGTGCCTCTTAATCTTATACCTACACCTGTTGGCGGTAAACCACCTGAATCACCAGAAGAAAACCCCGAAGATGAAGATGGTCAACTTGTAGGCAAAGGCTTAACCCCTGACCAGAAGAAAACACACTGGGAAGTCTATGCCCAAAAGACAGAACGCCAAGAGACAATGTTTAAGAGGGTGTTTGTAAGTGTCTTTGATGAGCAAAAGAAACTCATAGTAGAGCAATACACAAGAACAGGCTCACTTCCTAATGATTTAATAGACGAGAACACCGCTAAGAAGTTTGAGCCTGCTATTGAACTGGTTTATCACGATTCATTTGAGGATGCAGTTTAGACCACCATTCTCGAAGATGGTTAAATTGCTTCTCTGATAAAACATTTTTGAAGCAGAGAGCGATAATCTCGCCCTTCTGATTTGTGCCGAACCAACCATTAAAAGGTATTTTCATATTTTGCCTCTATACCATAATCATACGGGAGATTAAATATCTTGTCAAATTACTTAAGGAACGCACAAATAGGGCAATACCATTTTTTTAATTTAGTATTCCAGAGTTTTTGAACACCACACTTGCATTTTGGTGGTTTTTTGACTGAATATTGTAAGGCCATACATAATTTATCCATAGTTATATTGTAAACTAGTTCACTTAGTTTGTCAAGTCTTTTATGTAAAGTAAGGAAAATATATTTTAATGATAGAAAACAAACAACTAGATACCTCCGCCTTAGACTGGATTAAACTTCGTTCTCTTGCTCTAGCCAAGTCTATCAATAAGACTACACTAGAGGCTTTAAGGCGTGAATTGGCGTTAAGTTTTGAAGCGGGTGAATCTATTAAAGAATTTACCAAGAGAATAGAGGGATACTTTGAGGGGAACGCTAAAGCAAGGGCTGAATTAGTCTCACGCTCAGAAGTGATAGCCGCATCCAATGAGGGGGCTTTGCATCGTTTTGACATTGAGGGGATAACGAAATCAGAATGGCTAACATCTCAAGACGGGAGTGTGTGTGAGGAATGTGACCCGATGGATGGGAAGATATTTATCACTAAGGAAGCAAGCGGGATGATTCCCCGGCATCCTGCGTGTCGCTGTGTGTGGTTGCCGGTGATTGAATGACAGAAGTAACAATCAAGTCATACCGCAAGGAACGAGAAAAAGAGATATTAGATGGACTCCAAAGGTCTCTTGAAAAAGTGGGGGCTATTGTTGAGAGACAGGCTAAAATCAATGTCTCGCAGACTACAGGACACCCCAAAGTCCAGACAGGAAGATTAAGAGCCTCTATAATCCACGAGACCAATCAGGATAGTGTATCTATCGGGACTAACGTAGTTTATGGAAAATATCTAGAGTTCGGGACTTCAAAGATGCCTCCATATCCCTGGCTTTTCCCTGCTGTGGAATTAAAGAAACCCGAAATTATAGAAGCTCTAAAGGGCAACTTTACAATAGAATAATCTTTGGGGGGTATTATGGACACTGTTTATAAAATCCTTGAGAATGTTGAAGTTAAAAAAGTAGGCGAGCGTCAATACGAATTCACTGCCTCGACTGCCGATATGGACAGGGACGGGGAGGTTATTGATGTTTCGGGCTGGGACTTGAAGAACTACAAAAAGAATCCTGTCATCATGTATGCCCACGATTACCGAACCTTGCCTATCGGCAAAGCTACACACATCGGGGTTAAAGATGGCAAGCTAAAAAACACTGTCGAGTTTCCCCCCGAAGGAACGTATGAGTTTGCCGATATTGTGGAGAGGCTTGTCAATACAGGTTATCTCAAAACAGAGTCCGTGGGTTTCATTCCTCGCAAGTGGGAAGATGGGGAAGGCGGAGACAAAGCTCCTCGCCGGACATACACCAAACAAGAATTACTAGAGATTTCTATCGTACCTGTCCCATCAAATCCTAACGCCCTAATGAACGCTGTTAAAGAGGGTGTTATTACAACTAAACAATTTGAGGCTATTACCAAACCCGAAGAGACAGACGAATACTATCGCATCCCTGTTCCCGGTGAAGATGGTAAACACGAAGACCACAAAATCAGGACTATGGATGTCTCAAAAGATAAAGGTATCAAGGGGCTTTACTGCATAGACGATAAGAAAATAATCGTCTATATGTTTGACAAAGACAAATGGGATTCAATGGCTGAATGTCAGGAGTGGATGAAGGAACACATGGGGAAAACCTTTGAACCCCACGAAGTCTCACAACGGGAAATCATAGACGAAATAGACTACTTAATAACTCTAATTGACAAAGAAGGAATAAGCGATGGGGTAAAAGAAAGATTGCAAGACCTTGCAAAGCGTCTCCCTGCTGACGACATAGCAGTTATAGATATAGTCAAAGACGTTCCTCTGTCAATAGTGGGGGATGTCAAACAAGCTCTTACGAGTAATGACATTTTGGAATCAATAAAACGAATTGGAGGTAAATAATGTTAACAGATGCTCAGAAATTAGAACTGGACAAGGATATACAGGAAATTGTAGATGCCAGAGTCCAGGCACAAGTAGAAGAGAAATTGTCAAAGGAAATCATAAAGAGATTTACTCCGGGGACTCCGGAACCACAGACTAAGGGGTTTAAGTCTCTTGGAGAACAGTTGAAAGCGGTTATGGCTGCTGAGACTGAACACGTGGTTGACCCCAGACTGAAAGCCACCGGCGCAAGTGAGGGTGTTCCTGCTGACGGCGGATTCCTATTGCAGCCCGACCTCGCCACTACGTTGCTAGAAAAGGTGTTCACCACCTCGGACATTGTGAGCCGTGTTTTCCGTATGCCTATTTCCGCCAATTCCAACGCTATCAAAATTCCTGCGGTGGCGGATTCCAGTAGGGCGGATGGCTCTCGGTCTGGTGGTATTCAGGCATACTGGGCTGCTGAGGCGGGAACTAAAACCCCCTCTCAGGCAACCTTTGAACAAGTTAGTTTGGAACTCAAGAAACTTGTGGGCCTGACTTACGCAACCGATGAACTTTTACAGGATGCATCGGCTCTCGAAGCCTGGATTGGCAGAGCCTTTGCCGCAGAGTTTGACTTCAAGATTGCGGATGCTGTCATCAATGGTGATGGCGCAGGCAAACCCCTCGGCATACTCAACTCTCCGTGTCTGGTAACTGTTACGGCAGAAACAGGTCAGGGTGCATCCACCATCGTGGCTGAGAATGTCATTAAGATGTGGTCAAGACGCTTCGGCCCGAACACTGGGAAATATGTCTGGCTTATAAATCAGGATATTGAACCCCAACTCTATACGATGGCTCTGGCGGTAGGTACGGGGGGAATTCCCGTCTATATGCCTGCTGGAGGTCTATCGAGTGCTCCTTACGGCACACTGTTCGGTAAGCCAGTTATCCCTTGCGAACAGGCTGCCACTCTTGGAACTGCCGGAGATATAATCCTTGCCGACCTGAGCCAATATCTGATGATTGACAAGGGTTCAATCCAGTCAGCCTCGTCTATACACGTCAAATTCACCACAGACGAGACGGCGTTCCGGTTCACCTACCGCTGTGACGGACAGCCCCTTTGGAAGACTGTTCTAACCCCCTACAAGGGCACCGGCAATACACAGAGTCCATTCGTAGTTCTGTCCTCAACCCGCACGTAATCTTGATGGGAGGGTTGAAGAAAGGCTAAATTCTCCCTCCCCTTTAAGAAACAAAACAAGCAAAACCTTTAATAGCGAAACTCATTAAGTAACAAAAGTTTAATAACGGAGGAATTAAATGGCTAATAAGAATCTTGACCAAATGATACATTATGTCCCTCTCGTGGACTATGCCCAGAAAACGGCAACCTTTTCGACCCCCTGCATCAGTATGAAGCTCTACGAGAAGGTGGAGTTTTACATCAAATGCGAGGCTCTCGCTACGGCTGATTTTACCGTGACTGTAGTCCAGTCCACCGCTACCACAGCCACCTCAACCGCTACTGTTAATGCCCATTACAGACTTAGTGCTGCGGGCGGGACTGATACAATGGGAGATGTGACCGCCATCGTGGCTGCGACTGGTTTTGACATCCTGAATACCAACGACAACAAAACCTATATCGTGTCTGTCGAATCTCAGGAACTTACTACGGCAGACAAGCCTTACTTGGGGCTTACCTTCACCGACCCCGGGACTGCTGACGCATACGTTACTATCTGGGCGATGTGCTGGCCGAAGTATCCCCAAGAGACAAACGCTAGTGCATTAACCTAAAGGAGAATCATGGCAGAGAAGCGTCATAAAAGAAAATATGCGAGGCGGGAAATCCCCGCCTCGTCTCCCCCCATCGAGAAGGCACTTGTTTCACCGCCTGTTGACACAATGGTTAAAGTTGATAGCAATATCTGCAAAGGTTGCGGGCGTAGGATGACTGAAATCAGGTGTCAATGCGGGTGGGTAAAACCAATCAATAAATAATCCGGGAATAACCCAGACCCTTAAGGAGGGCTTAAAATGTCAACTAAAGGTGTAGGAACTTTTTTAATCAATTCAGTATTTGCTAGCGGTTCGTTGGTCTTTTATGAGAAGGCTGTAGGTAGAACTGCTACGGGCGATGTATTCACAGTCGGGACGGCTGCGGTCAAGGTCGGCGGGACTTCCCAGGATGTTGACTTTCAATGGTATGGCACTGGGTCTAAGTCATTCATTCTTGACTTAGGCGCAGCTACAATGACGCTAGTGGGGGTGGCTACAGCGACTGATGGTGCGGTAACTATCACTGACGCCACCGCAACCTCAAGCACTACCACAGGTGCGTTAATCGTAACTGGTGGTATTGCTACGGCTGCCGATGTATGGGTGGGGGATGACATAAATGTCTTTGACGATATTCTCTTGAGTGCAACTTCCGTCATCAACTACGGTGCTGGTGACATAACCTTTACTGGCGGAACTAATGTAGTAACAATAGCAGGTGGGCTTCTGACATCATCTAATACTACGGGCTTTAGCTCAACTGCTACTTTTGTCCCCGATTCTACTAGAACAAACTATGCCTTTGCTATTGGTACTCGTGCTGCTGCTATGGATATTACCACTGCTGGCGCAGCGAGCCAGCATTTTGACCCAATCCAGATAAACCTTAACGTGATAGGGACTATCCCCACCAGCACAAGCACAATGAACGCTATCTATATGCAGTTGTCTCATACCACTACGGCCATGACGGGCTACCTCAGGCTGAAAGGTTGCGACTGGACTATAACCACGAATCAGAATCTTCAGGATGCCTATGTGTTCCAGGGGGAGATAGATGTCACTGGGGCAATGACTGTCGGCGGTGAAATGGCGGGTTTTGGCATAACAATGACAACCGATGCAGATGGTGTTGTTACTGGTAATGTTTGGGGTGGTGTAATCGCAACCAGCTTCACCTCTGCCGTTAGTGTAGGGGCGGGGCTGTTCCTCAGCCACAGGGTAGGAACTCTTACGCATAGTCTGTACATTGAGGCTAGTGCTAGTGCAACTATCACTGATGCTATTTACATCAACACGGCAGGCACAGTAACCAATGCGCTGAATATAGCCAGTCTAAATGGAGGCTGTGCACAGACATTCAGTGCAGCAGGAACTGGGGCATATAGTATTAGGTGCTCTATAAATGGCGTAACAACGTATCTTCATACTTACGACTCCGTGTAACTTAAAGGCTTCGCTGGTCTGTGCCTTAAACAGCCAGCAAAATAAAATATAGGAGAAGATAAGAGTTGAAACTAAACGTATTCGAGAGACTTCTAATCCGTAACATCGTGCCTCAAATTCAGGGATGGAACTATGCCCACATGAAAGAGGCGAGAGAACTCTTAGAGGGTTTGTTCACCGAACAAGAGGAAACAGACCTTCAGTTTGAGCAAGTAGAAACTCAGGTCAAGTGGAGGGTGGCCCAAGAAGATGGGACACCTATTCCGCAGGAACGAGACATACCAGTTAGTGACGGACTGAAAAGTAAGGTAGGCAAGTTCCTGAAACAGCTTGACAAAGAAGAGAAGCTAGATTTTTCTCACATGACGCTATACGGAAAGTTTGTAGAATAAAAGTGGTGGCGAAAACGCCCAGTGGAAAGGGCACAAACCAATGGCGAAAACAACGGCGAAAGGGTGAGTCCTTAGCGGTTGCGGTGGAACTAGACACCTGCCACTACATTCCTTGCGATAGATATCGCCTCAAAACCAAGTATCATAGCACAAAACGGAGGTAACTTATGCCAGTAGTTTATTCTAGGGGATTTTATCAGACGCTTGAAAAGTCTGACGGGGCTGTTCTTAACGGGGCTGATAACCTGTTTACCATTACCGGCGGGCCGATTCTAGTCACCGAATTTGTCGGGATAGTAACTACTGACATAGGTGGGGTTGCTAACTGCCAGGTTAAATTAGTAGTTACCGAGCCAGCAGGGACAGTGAACCTATCAACTGATGTAGCTATTACATCAGATGCTGCGGGGACTTCATATACCTTTACTGTAGCCACGCCAAGCGTATTGACACCCACAACTGCTGGTGCGTTAGATCAGGTTCCCGCTATCAGGTGGCTATGCCCTATCGGGACGATTAATGCAACCTGTTCGGCGGCTAGAACTGGGAACATCAAATGGTATATCGGATACTATATGCTATCTCAATTCAGCAAGGTTGTGGCGGCGGCGTAAGATGGAGAAAAATGACAAGCCTCCCCCTGTTAAGAACTATTTATGCCACGCTGCTCCAGATGGAATATGTTCTTGCTCTAGTGACGGGCGTATTGCTCGGCGCAGAAAAGTGGACTCTCTTTATCGTTTGTCTGGCCCTGACTTGCGGTTTAGGCTTCGTGACGACGTTCCTCTATTGGCACTTAATGGATTTAACCACTAAGGGGAAATAATGGATAACCCAGAACTGATTGAACTCCTGGAATCAGAACTAGACTTCCTGATAAACAAGGCGCACCGGAGTGAGTTATCTTACTGGTGGATTTTAAGGGTAATTTTATCACGCATTAACAGTCTCGTTATGCAGGCTGATTGCGAATACTGGATTAAGGGTGGCAAGTAAATGGGATACGAGACACTAAAGAACATAATTGATTTCAACAAAGAGCAAGCGAACCTTCATCAGGCAGATGAGGAACTAGAAAACGATATGTGTCCGTATGACGCTTGGCCGCTCAAGGAAAACGAGTGGGGTTACAGGGCGTGCGCGATATGCGGGAGACTTTGGTTGGGCAATAGAGAGGTATTATAGTGTTTGGTTCATACGCAAGTATAGCCGATATTAAGGGAGTCCTCGGCATTACTGCTACCACGGACGACACAGTAATCAGGAAGATTGCCGAAGCTGCCAGCAGAAGCATTGACCGCTATTGTAAACGGACGTTCGTGGTATCCTCAGAGACAAGATACTTCGATGGGGCTGTTAGATTGTGGTTGCCCGACCTATTATTAATAAACGCCTCCGGATTAAAGATAGACTCAGATGGAGACGGGACTTTTGAAAACACCTTTGCTACAACCGATTATATCCTGCGCGGTGGGGGGCTAGAAGATTCGCTTAATGTCTTACCCTATACCCGAATAGAGATAAGCCACGATTCTGATTATAGCTCATTCGCTACGGGTATTCGCAGGGGAGTCCAGATAGCAGGAGTGTGGGGATACGGAGACGGCATATCGACTACACCCTATGTGACAGACACTACAATCACTGAGGACTTGACGGCTGGCGAAAGTGATATAAGCGTTACCGCCGTGACCAATCTTTCGGCTGGCAACCTTATTCTGATAGGAACTGAGCAATACTATATTTATTCGGTATCTTCTCTGGTTTTAACAGTAGAACCTAGCGTTAATGGAACTACACAAGCTACTCATTCTAACGGGGCTACTATTTACATCTACCAATACCCCTCAGATATAAGGCAGGCGTGTATAGATTTATCAGTGGCGATGTATCAGAACAGAAGTAAACAGGGTCTACAGAGCGAACGGCTCGGTGATTACAGTTACGTTATAGCGGGAACTTCGGTGGGTAAGTCTATGGTAAACCAGCTTTTAGATAACTCGATTGCGGGTTACAAGAGGCTGAGGTTTTAATTTTCCTTCTGCATCTTCGTTAAGTAGGCGTTCAATATCCCTTAGCACATGTTTTCTTCCCTTATTCATGTGGACGATAGTATCAAAAGTGGTCACTTCGTATTCCAACCACTTTTGTTGAATAGGGTCATAATATGTAATTTTCTCAATATGCATTTTCTTATCTCTAATAACAGAATAGCGCACCCCAAACCACTTGTCAAGCCCTTTTAGGAATATATTTTGAGGTTCTAATGCCAATATCTCCAGGACTTTTAATTGAAGCCTTTACCCCACAGACCTTAACTGAGACCGCAGACGGGCAGGGCGGCGTTACCTCTAGTTGGGTTGATGGCACGGCTTTCAGGGGTAGATTATCTTCGCTACCCATAGATGAAAAAATGAGTGCTGATAAGACTACTTTATTCGCTTCTCATAAGCTGTATTGTAATAATCAGACCATCACCGAGGCACAGCGTATTAGAAACTCTGATAGCACTCGCTACTTTACCATTAATGGTGTAGTGAATCCAAGTAACGCCAGTTCGCATTTAGAGATTTTAGTTTTGGAGATAGATTAGGGTAATTGTCTCATAAAAGCAATAACGGAATCTTCAAACTGGTGATAACGTTCTTGTAGGGGCTGGGGCAATTTACTAAGGTTAATTGATGCTTCGGATTTTTCAAAATAATTTACGGCGGGATTAATATTCCATTCTGTTAATACGATTTCAGTGTCCCCCTGTATGTAATCTCTCACTTCCATAGTAGATACATCTAATAAATTCGTATGAATTCCCGTGATTGATATTTTGTTCATAGCCACCTCCATAATCAGTCTAGCATAAAGGAGTAAAAATGTCAATAGAAGTGCAGAGAGAAAAGGTTATCGCTAAACGGAAAGAGATATTTGCTAACCGCCAGAAGGAAGATATTGAATGGCAGAAACAAGTCGCCGAAAGACAAAGACAAATGGTCTCACAGCAGAAGTCTATTGACGACTGGCAGAAGATAGATGAAGAGCGGGAGCGGATAAGGGTTGAAAAGGACATGATAGAATCCGAATGGCAAAGAGTCAATGCGGAATGGGAAAAGGCTTATGCCAAGTTGGAACTTGATTGATTAATTATCGTTTGCCAAAATTTGCAAGCGGGAAATTATTATCACTATCGCTAGCACCTCAATGGTAATTGTTTGCAGAATCGACGCACCCCAAAACAAAGCGACTATTCCGTGAATGATGGCCCCGGCAATAATTGACCAATTTAAGAATTTTAACATAATTCACTCCCATAATTAGTCTAGCATAAAAGAAAATGGATGTCAAGCATGATAAATAAAATAAGGGCATTGATACTCAGGTTGGTTTTACCCAAAGAGCAATTTTACATTCAGGGAGATGGGGGATTCCATTCGGTCTTTCACCCTATTATGAAACCTATATTAGACAGAACAGGAGACATAAGTGGCGAGAGTTACGAGAACAATAACGGCAAGTAGTCAATTTACCGACCCTGTTAAACTATCGGGCTATTTTAATCTATCTGTGTCAGGCACTTGGACTGGGACTTTAACTGTTCAGCGGTCATGGGATTTAGGTAATACATGGCTTGATGTAGATACGTTTACAGCTAATACAGAGGAATACGGGCTAGAGCCTGAGCATACCAATGTAGTGCTTTACAGGATAGGGGCAAAGGTGGATGCCCTATCAAGCGGTAGTGCTATTTTGAGGATAAGTCAATAAATGGCAGTCCCTAGTTATACAACCGATTTAACAGATGGCGTAATTGACCTATGTGAAGATGGGGGGAAAACATGGGCTGAACCAACAGCCGCAGGTTGGACAGGTGGAGCAACCCCTGGATTAGATGACGACAATCCTTTTCAGGGAATCAAGGCAATTTCAAAAGCATATAACGCTGTTGGTGTTGGCGGGATGCTGGTCAACAATACTGCTAGCATTACATTACCAACCGATGGTGCTTTTCTAGTCTGGTTTTATTGGGCTGCCCCTGGTTCTCTTGAAGCGGACGTAGATGGTGGTATCCGTGTAATGGTTGGGACTGACTTGGCTAATTTCAAGTCCTGGGATGTGGGTGGGAAAACCTCTTACGTATATGGCGGGTGGATAAATTACGCAGTCAATACCACTATTCAAGAAGATGACTTAGTTGGGACTGGGTTAGGCAACTCTCAATATGTCGGGGCAGCAGTTAATAATTATAACTCAATCTTCAAAGGCAGTCCAATGCTATGTGATGCTACCAGATATGGTCGCTGTGAAGCTAGAATGAATGGTGGGGAAACAGATAATTATGCCACCTTTAGCGGGTATGCAGCAACCAATGACACCACTGCTAATCGGTGGGGATTGATACAGTCAATAGCTGGTGGGTATCTTGTCAAGGGTCTAATCATCTTTGGCTATGGTAGTGCAGTTGATTTCGAGGATGCCAATAAATCATTAATTATTCAAAACACTAACAAGGTAACATCTAACTTCAATGCCTTTGAAGTAAGGCAAACAGGAAGCCGTGTAGATTTAACATCTATCAGTATTTTATCTTTAAGTACCGTAAGCCGTGGGAGATGGATTACTACCGATAATGCCGATGTCAATATAGACAGTTGCACCTTCACGGATATGGGGACTTTTGGATTCGCCTCAGGTACTACGATACTTAATTCCACCTTTCGCAGGTGCGATATTATCACACAAAACGGGGCTACTTTTACTGGATGCACAATAGATTCCGCTATCAGTGCAAAGGCAATTGTAACAGATACCATTTCCCTTATAACTGATACGGCGTTTATTAGTAGTGGGACTGGTTATGCACTTGAAGGATTTAGTGCCGAGGGGAATTATACTTTTACCAACTTGACCTTTAGTGGTTATGCTGCGCAAGGTGGCACTGCAACTAATAGAGCAATCCATGTCCTTGCGACAGCAGGAACTGTTGCTATTAGTATAGTTGGCGGCGACACTCCTTCGTATCACTCGGATGGAGCGGATGTTACTTTTCCTTCATCTGTTACATTAACGATGACTG